TCAGCCCTTCGAGGGCTTGGCAATGGCGCCGACGCGGCGGTAAACACGCTCGGTAATTCCCTCCTTCGAGTGGCCCAGCAGCACGCTTGCATCGCTCAGATCGCTGATCTCCGAAGCCGCCTTCGGTCTGATGTCGCGGAACTGGAACTGGGCTATTCGATTGGCCAGGTCTGGCTTCTTCTCAACTTCGGCCTTCACCCTGGCATCCTCTCGTGCATCGGCCCATCGGTTGCGCAACATCGGCCAGCTCATGCGTTTGCCGTGCTCATTGACTATGAAGAACGGCGACAGGTGCTCGCTGGTCCTGCGGATGATCCGCTCGAGCAGTAGGCCCAGGCTGTTCTTCACTCCGTCCGCTTCCAAAACGATCCTCAGTCGCTTGCCGGTCTTGCCCTGGCTGACCAGCAGATAGATTCCCTCCATGTCGTCCTTCCTCATGGACAGAACGTCCGACGGCCGCTGGCCGGTCAGGTACGCTAGGTCCATCGCATCCCTCAGCTCCGGTGGAGCCTCCTCATACACCGCCTGCCACACCGTTTCGTTGGCGTAGAAGTCGCGCGGCTTCTCTTTGTTCTTCCTCACGCCAAGGCACGGGTTGTCCCTGGTGGTGAGCCCCCATTCCCTTGCAGTATTGAAAACGTGGGAGAGCAGGGCAATTTCCCTGTTTGCCCTGGTCTTCGCCGATCTCGAGTCGCGGTACTGGGCGATCATGGACGGCGTGATTGCATCGATCGGTGCCGAATCGAATACGGCGCGCAGTTGCTTAAGCTCGTAGATGTTGTCTTTCTGCGTCCTGGCGGCTTTGCCCGGGATGATTTTGAGCAGGTACTCGTCGAATATCCCCTTCATTGTCTTGAGCTCGGCCGGTGTGGCCTTGGCTTCGAAGTCGGCCCATTTCAACTTGGCCTGCACCAGGTCGGTACCGAGAGGGATTTCCTTGCCCGCCTGGTCGCGGTAGTAGTACCCGACCCACACTTTTCCGTTTTTTCTGGTGCGCTTGCGCCGGTACATGCCCGGCGGAAGGTCACGGTTCTCGGTACTTCTGGGTCGCATTTCACTTTACTCGGGAAAAATCAGGGGTCCAGGCTGGCGCCGGGAGCGGGACTGCAGCGACAGGTACGGTGTCTATCACTACGCCGCTGAGCTTCTGGCGGGCGTACTGGCGGCCAACCAGTGGCCGGCCGCCGCGACTCTCGACAAAGTGCCAGCCTTTTTCTGTGAGCCAGCGGCGCTGCCACGCCCGGGGTTTATAGCCGGTTATGGCCACCAGCTCTTCGTCCGAAAGGATCTCGGTTTCCATGGGATGGTCTCCACGCCGCCGGTGGCGGCAGGTTGGCGGTCAGTCGACCTGGTAGTAGACGTAGCAATTGACGCCCTGGTCTTTCAGCGACTTGTGCATCGCCTGCACCCCGGCGCTGTGCTGGTTGCCCTGGCCTGGCCAAGGCGTGTCCAGGTGCACACCTTGCTGGTGGTAGCGGCTTTTCTTCTGGACGTAGCCAGGCATCCCCTGCAGTGCGCTGGCGCGAAGGCCTGGTACCGGGATCACTACGCGGTCCAGGTTGGCGCTGCCGCCGTCTTCGGTGCACGCAGCCGCTGCAGCTTTACCGGCCTCGATCGCAATCCGGATCTTTGCAGGCAGGCTCGCGAGTTCTTCTTTCGTCATGGCAATAGCTCTCCATGCCCGCGCATGTCGGCGGGCTTGAGTAGAAGGGGGGGTTAGGCTGCGGGGCGCTTCATGAAGGTGATCCAGTGCGTCTTTTCGCGTTTACCGGACTTGTGGCCAAACAGGGGTTTTTCATCGGTTAGGGCCAGCAACTCACTCACCAGCACCTGGGTTTCGTTCCACTTGAAGATCAGGATCCCCTCGGGCTCCAGCACGCGGAAGCACTCGGCAAAGCCCTGGCGAATGTCCTCCCGCCAGTCGCTGGTCAGCACGCCGTACTTGGCTCGCATCCAACTGTCCACGCCGGCACGGGTAAGGTGTGGCGGATCGAACACCACAAGGCGGAACGTTGAGTCCTCAAAGGGCAACTGGCGGAAGTCCATCAGCACGTCGGGCTCAACTTTCAGCACCCGGCCGTCGCAGAGTAGGTGCTCTTCGTCGCGGATGTCGCCGAACAGAGCGCGCTGGTCTTGCTTGTCGAACCACATCATTCGGCTGGCGCTGCAGGGGTCGAGCACTTTAGCTGCAGCGCTCATCGCGGCCCCCTGTAGATCAAGTAGGCCATGTACATCAGGGGCAGGATCATGGCGCCACCTGCTTGCGGTAGCCTGCGTCGTAGAGCTTGAAACCCATACTGATCTGCCCGGGCGTTGGTGATTCATGCCCGGCATCCGCGCACATTTGTCGCGCAGCCCGCTGACGCTCTTCGGCTGCTCTCTGCTCTGGAGAGCTGAGTGGGCGAAAGTCGTACTCGCTGAGGTGGCCGCAGTTCTCGTCACCGCCATCGCTGTGGGTGACGAGGAACAATTGCGTGCCCATGGCGGTGATGGTCACTTCCTGGAATCCAGGCCGGGCCCATTCTTCCGTCGAGCGCTTGTGTTTCATCTCGATCATCTGGCCGACTGGCGGTTGGCCTTCGCCATTCCACTGCGTGCCGGTTACGCGGCGCTCGATAGCCGCCCAGGTCGGCTCGTACTCTGGCCAGTCGGCCTCAACCACCACAGCATCCACGGTCGGGATGTCGTTGAGCCTGATCACGTCGCGAACCCAGCCGAGCTTGTGCTCGCTCAGGTCCTTCACCTTGAAGACGATGTAGCGCTCTTCACGCTCAAATTTCTCGATCACAGCTGATACCTCTCATCAATCCAGCGCCCAGGCGCCAGAGCGGGTGTAGGTTCGGGTTGGGTTTCGTGCGGGGAGAGCTGGCGCTGGTTGCCGGCCTCCAGCTGGCTGTCGGGGATGCAGCTGATGCCGATTCCCATGCCTGCGCTGGCGACCCAGCAGGTAACAGCTCGTTCGCTGTCGTGAATCCGTTCCACGTAGCGCGGTAACGGGTCTGCGCTGGCGCCGGTGGCCAGCAGCAGGAGGCAGAGGGCGAGGCGGGTCATGGTTGGCTCACCTTTTCGAAGTGGAAGACTACATCGGCCCCAGTCTCGGCGATCAAGCCGTAGGCCTTGGCCAGGCGGTAGATGGGGTGATACTGGTTGAGGCTGTTCACGTGGCCGGCGATCCAAGCCCGCCAGCCCTCTAAGGTGTATGAGCTTTTGCTTAGGTTGCATGGGATGCAGGCCGGCATCATGTTGGCCAGCTTGTGGTTGCCTGGTCGCAGAGCCGGGACGGTCTTCGCTGCTTCGCCCCAGTTGCGGACGACCGGCTCGAAGTGGTCGGCGTGCCAGCGCTCGCCCAACTCGTTGCCACAGTAAGCGCAGCGGCCGCCGTACTTCATGCGGACCTGCTCGCGCTCGGCTTTCTTCAGTCGCATGGCTCCACCCTCTTGAACTCGACTGCCGGGGTGACCTGCCGGGCGTAATCGAGCACGCCCTGCGACCAGTCTTCGCCCACGCCGTCGTCGAAAGCGAACAGCATGCCGCCTAGGGCACGGCGCAGATTGCGGATCTCTTCGACCATAGCGACCACGACGGCAGGTCGGGCTTCCCGGTAGTGAGCCTCTGCATGGACGTGTGGATCGCCGATCCCGTAGAACTGGACGCCCAGGGCCTGGCCGTCGTAGTTCAGGTAGTCGGCTGTCAGCTCGACAGATCCTTCGCCGCCGCACCCTGGGCATTCGATCCAACCTTCTTCGGTGTCGGCGATCTGGGCGCTGTCGAAGTTTTGCGGGGTGGCAGCCTTGGCCGCTGCCTCGATCGCGTCGAGGTCCAACTCAATTTTTTCGGGCACGGGGATTCCTTGGCCGCCATATCGCGGCAGTGAATAGAGGGGAGAGGGGTTATAGCTGGGGAGTACAAATGTTCTCTTGCGGGGCGGAGTCTGCCGCGCGCATGAAGGCCGCCATGTCGCCCATCTGCTCGACGATGAAGCACTCTTCATCAGCGGCGGCGATGATCCTTTCTCGGCGCTTCTTGCAGAGCAGGCAATCGACTTCGGCCCAGTCGCCTGATAGCTCGCTGGCCTCACCCAGCCAGGTACCGCAGGGTGCCTGCTCAATGTCTTCCAGGTCGGTGAATGGTGCGAAATGCGTCTTCACGGCTTCGCCTCCGGTTCTGCGCTGGCGGCCAGAGCTGAATCGATAAGCTCTCGCGTCTCTTCCAGGCCGGCGTACTCATCCCAATATTCGCGTTGAATGGTCTCTTTCAGCTTGTGCAGCAGCGCATCCTGCTCGGCCAGCTGGGCGCGCTGATTCGAAATGCGCAGGCTCTGTCGCTGGATGTTCGAGTCAGAATGCTTGATGACTTCGCGCAGCTTCTCGTTCTCCGCGCGCAGCCGCTCCGCCTCATTTAGTTGCTCCAGATGCCGGCGAGCGTACTCAGTGTTCGCAGCTACAAGCTGCTCAAGCTCGCTGGTATCGGTCATCGGCCCCAGGCCAACAATGGGCAGCCCAGTCGCCTCCGCATCCCTCTCTGCCTCTTCTTTGGTCCACCAGATGGCAGTACCAACCATCCAGGCTATAGGCTCGGGGTGGGGCTGCGGGGCTGGCGCCTGTCCCGCGATCTGCGCTACTCCAATCCGCAGGTGCTGGCGTGCTTGGGCATGGGCCATTTCGTGGGACGTGGATTCACGAACCGAGTAGGGCAGGCCTCCATCAACTTTCCTGAAAACCCAGCCGTAATGGCTGAGATTCTTGTCCATCTGGATCAGGTGCAGGCCGTCGTCGCAGGCTATCCAGCCGTCGGCGTCGTGGGATCGGTTTTCTGTGGGCATGGGGATCACATCCTCATATATTTGGATTTTGGAATGGAGGTCATCTAGTGGAAGAAGATCCGCGCCCCAGGGCTCGAGCAATTGCATGGTGCTTTTATTTGACTTGCCTTCTACTGCTGGCCGTCGCGTTAATTGCGCCAATTTATTCGTGGTCAGGGTGGAGGCCGGATGGCGAGGGCCCGGGTGTCTGGTTCCAAAGGAGCGGCGCTATTGCGACCATCTTCTCGCTGCTTTCAGTTACCGTTCTCACAATGGGTACCAATACCCTGCACAAGCCTGGAACGTGGGGTGACAAATTTAAGCTGGAAGTTCTTGACGAATTCCGCTTGAGGTTCTCGATCGCAGAGTGGTCTAGCTTTGGGTTAACCATCGCCGGCACATTTATTTGGGGTTATGGCGATCTGATCTTCGCCCGATTTCACTAGGATCACGCCGCCACAAGGAGCGCCTCTATCACGCGCTGACCAGCCAGAGGCGGCACCGCATTGCCCGCCATGTGCATAGTGAGCCGGTGGTTGTTAGGCCGCAGGGTGTCGGCCGGGAACGACATCGCGGCCAGGGCCTCGCTGGCGCTGAGCATCCGCATGCGGTCGCCGTCGACCAGGGCCCAGCGGTCCAGGGTGGTGATGGTGCCGATTGGCCGGTTGATGTCGCGGCCGGTGGTGCCTGAGCCTTTACCGTAGTAGGGCATGATGAAGCGATCGCCGAAGCGCTGGCGGCCGTTGCGCACTCGGTCGAGCGTTGCCTGGGCCCGGCCGGGCTTCTCGATGGGCGACCAGCGCCCTACGTCGAAGTCGAGGAAGCTGGCGGCCGGCACATGTCGTTCCTGCGGCAGCTGAAGCATCAGCGGGGCCTTGCTGCGAGTCAGCACCATGAACAGGCGAACCCTGTGCTGCGGCACGCCGAGGTCGGCACAGTCGACGATGTGCGGCGCGGCTTGATATCCGAGCGCTTGCACTGCCTGCAGCCAGGCGGGGTAGAGCACCCAGTCGGTGAACTCCGGCACGTTCTCGATAATTGCCGCCTGAGGCCGGTGGAACTCAAGGGCCGATACCGGAGCCCAGGCCGTGGACCGTGAAGCATCGTGCTCAGGGTTTCCTGATTTCTTCCCGCGGGCCTTGGCGTGGCCCTGGCAGCAGGGCGAGGCCAGCAGAATGTCGTGTGCGGGCACCTGTTCCCACCGGGCCTGGTGCAGGTCCTGGCAGACATGCTGTGTATCGGGGTGGTTGGCGCTATGCCATTCAACGGCTACCGGCCAGTGGTTTGCCGCCCAGAGAACCTGCACGCCTGCGTCGCGCGCGCCGGTGCTCCATCCGCCGAGGCCGGCGAACAGGTCAATTGCTGTGGTCATGGAGGGGCTCGCTGGATAACTTCTGAGTGATGGGCTATGAATGGCGTGCTGGTACGGGGCCGGCACTTGAGGACCAATGGATGAAACGACTTTCGAATTTCCTGACGACCAATCCAGCCATCGTCGTGGCAATGTTTATGCTGACCGTAGCTTCTGGGGTAGCTGGGCTACTTCTGAGCTGGGAGTTGCTCTATCGAGACTACCTATCTAAGTCTGTGAGCATTCCCGCTTGGCTTGTATTGGCGGTCGTGTTCGGGGGCTTTTTCGGTTGGATCCTGTATGGAACCCGCGCCAAGAAAGCCGCTCCAGAAAAGGCCCAGTTGATCAGCGACAAATCATTCGGGGTTGAGCGCGTCAAGATTTGTGGCAAGATCTTCGTCGGCTGCCGCTTTCAACGAACTGAACTTGTTTATGACGGAATGGGGAGCGTGGGCATAAAGCAGTGCAGCTTTGAAATACCGAAGATTTCTTTCGATGGTCCAGCTGCTTTGACGGTAGATTTTCTGACGCAGATGTATGCTGACCCTACGTTCCGACCGTTTGTTGACAGCCTGATGGTAGGTATCAAGAACGGTGCGCACCCTATGTCAATTCCACCGTCCGGCCAGACCGCAACTCGGTAAGTCCAGCGCTTTGGTCCTGGTCGAGAGACATTCAACTTCACCGCAACCCGATGAACTGATCTCGGCGTGCCTGCTGAGCATGAAGGCCGCCCTCGCCGGGGAGGCGTTATCGTTGCACAGGGGAAGGCGCTGGCGGGCAGCGCGGGACGTTCAGGCCGTAACGCGCTCGCCGATGACCTTGGTGCTGAAGGTGACCTCGTAGTTGAGGGTCAGCTCGAACTGGCCGTCGCACACGTCGCAGGACATCGTCTTGTCGTCGTAGTCCTCGGTTTCGATGTGGATGACAGAAGCGCAATGCGGGCACTTGCACTCGTCCTGATGCTCGAAGTCCGATTCTTCGAACTCCGCTTCGGCAAACTTGGCGAGGGCCTCTGCCTTGGCAGCGGCATCGATACGCTCTTGGCAAGGCTTGCAGGTGAACCCATCTCGAGTACCCCAAGGGATGTCCGTCAACTGAGAACGGTGGGTTCCACAGCAGCTGCAGACGTTGTGCTTTTCGCAGACGATGTAGCTCCACCGGCCTGTCTCGCCGTTACATTTGTTGCAGCCTGATACCCAGTACCACGCGCCGTCGATGCGCTCGGCGTACAGGCCCTTCTCTGGCGGATCAAGTTTCACTTCCGGCAGGCCGTTGCGGTGCGGCCGGTCGTGATTCATGCCGTTCCAGATGTTGGTGTGCCCAGAGCGGGTGCGCTCGGTCCATTCGCCGGGGATCTCGGCGATGAGGATCTTGGTGTGCTTGTCCATGGCTTTCTCCATGCATGCGCCGCCCTCCGTGGCCGGATGCGGCATGGTGGTTACTGGAGGATTGCGCGGGCGCAGGCCTGAATTTCGATCCAGAGCGCTGAAGAAGGCCGCGCTTCGTACTTGGCCAGTGCCTTGGCGATTCGCACGGCCAGTTCTTCCTTGCTACCGGTGGGGGCTGGCGGCGATTGATGGGCAACCTGAATAGGTAGGTCGAATTGGCCCGGAAGGTCGACTCTCATGCGTCGCGTCTCCTCGATCTTTTGCGAGCCTGCTGGGCGGCAGATTGATGTGCTGCTGGCGCCGGCCGTGCCGGACGCGGGCGGTGATGCGTTTCATGCTTTGCGTTTCGCTCGCTTTTCGGCGGAGGTCGGGAAGCTGACCCCGAACTCATCCAGGATTCGATGTAGCAGCTTGTAGGAGATGTTCATGTGGCGAACGACTTGGGCCATGGTCAGGCCAACATCGCGGGCGGCGGTGATGCGCTCGGCCAGGGCCCGATCTTTCACCGGGTCGCTCAGCTTCTTGCCCTTGTTGCCCTTGCCACGATTCGGGTTGGGCTGGAAGTGAAAGCCACCGTCTGCGGCTGCACGGCTGAGCGCTGACTGTGACAGCCCGGTGTGAGCCATCGCTTCGGCGTAGCACATGGTCGCCGCCAGCTTGCGAAGCTCGGCCAGCTGCTTTTGTCGCTTGGTCACCTTGGGTTCTGCGCTCTCCGACGAGGCGCGGATAGGCTCAAGGTCGCGATGCTGCCGGTGTGGCACGTATTCATAACCCGGTAGGGTCTGTACCGTGCCGCCCTGGCTGAAGAAGCTGTCGATGCTCGCATTGAGCTGGGCCAGCACCGCTTCACGATGGTCGGGGATTGGCGTGCCATTCACTGCAGGCCACCCCGCTTTGTCGCTGCGCCTGCCTCCATCGCATCCACAAACCGCATGGCTGCCTGGTAGGTGAACGCGAAGCCCTGGACGGCGCCGGTGGCGATCTCCACCACATCCCAGGTGCTGCCCTTGTTCGACGCCTGGAAGCGCGGGGCGGGCTGGCCGACCTTGGCGTGGGCCTCGGCCCTCACTGACTTACTGCGCTCGAGCAGGGCCGCGAGCACGGCAATTTTCTGCTCGAAAGCAGGGTGCATTGCTGACTGCATGTGGTGATCCTCGGTAGGGTCAGGCGTGAAGTTCCAGGGCCTCGGCCCGGCGAACGATTCGAACTTGGGCGGTGCGGCGCTCAGGCGCCCGGCGATCGCGCCGCATCGGGTCGCTGTCGTCGATCACCGCATGCATGGCGATGAGGCTAGCGAGCAGGATGCAGAGCGGGCTGATGATCTGTTGGCGCATGGCCTCGGCGACCATCGCGGCGCGCCGGGCAACCTTGAGCTTCAGCATTGCGTCACCGATGCGCTTTTCTACGCCGCTTTCGCTGATGCCGAAGTGCTTGGCGATTTCCTTCGTGGTGAAGCCCTGGGCTACTTCCAGAAGGCACTGAAGTTCGCGAGGCGCCAGGCCTCGGCCGAGATGGCCTATCCATGCGCCGATAGTGATCGATTCCATGATTTAGCTCGCGGTGTTGGTGGCTGATGGCGCTGAGACATCAGCGCTGGTACGCTCACGAGATGACATGGAGCGTGCCAAATGGATCAGAGAAATCTTGAGGTGCTGTTGAAGTTAAAAGAAGCTATGAAAGAGTCGGCTGGCTCGACTCCAGAGGCCCCGGAACCGTCAAAATATACGAAGCACGGGCTGGAGTTGCTTAAAGCGTTTGCAGCAGAGATAACGGCCGGACCTAGAAAGAAAGCAAAATCAGACTCAATTAAATCTTCCGGCGTCCCCAAAAAGAAACCTAAGTCAAAGCCGTCATCAAGCCCAAAGCGCCGGCACCCAGACCCGTATGCGAAAGCTAAGTTCGAGCTGCGCGCCCAGGCAGAGGCAGCGTTTCGTAAGGATCCTTCAAAGTATCGACGATGTAGCTCATGCGAAATACCGGTTCTACGTGGAGAGCCTGTGCTTCAGCTCCCTTTTATGTGCAGCCACTGCAAGTCTAGATATAAAGAGATAGACCTTGGCATACACGTAAGAGCGAACGATGGCTTTTCTGAAGCCCGCGTATTTCAGGGTGGCGCCCCTGGACTAGGTAAGGGGAAATAGACGCAGTGCTTTAGTTTTGGCCTTATGCGGCGGCACAAAGCATGAGCGGCTGCTTTTGTCTTGGATGGAGTGCAAGCCGCGAGCGCGGTTTGAATACCGATACAGCTTCATCAGGTGCCGCCAGTTATGCTCGCTGTATTTTGATTTGAAAATCCGTAGATCCTCAAACCGCTCAGTCTCTTGTAGAACGTTATCCAAATAATCCATGGGCTTCATGCCTCGAGTTCTTGGTATGAAAAAGAAAAGAGATAAGAAACGCGCACCTTCAACAAGGGAGCGCATTGCGAAATTAGAAAAAAGAATCGCCGAGCTTGAGTCTCTTATGCCTAATGCCTCGGAAAGGCAACAGGGTAGTTATCTTCGGCAGATGAGGGAGCTAAATGAGCAGCTCAGAATCGAGCGAGTCCACTTAACTTCGAAGTACTCCCAGGTCAGGCATTACACCGTTTCGGGTAGCTATGGCTCAGGAAAGCTATCCAGATAGCCTGTGCCCGGCCTCGCTACTGGCGACAGACCGGGGTCACTTGATCATTGTTCACTCCAGCCACGGCACTCGCCTGCTGGATAACTGCATTGGCGCTTTACGCTGCACGCCCGGGGCAGTTGCCACCCCTCTGGACCGTTGAGGCCTGTCCATCGCTGCCTTCGTTGCTGGCCGGTGTCGATCCGGCATGGGCTTAATATCACGCAACGTGTTTATTGATGTCAACACGAAATGTGATTATTTTTCCCGAAGGCGATAAAAAGCCCGGCATAGGGCCGGGCTTCAGATAGGGCGGTAATGAGTTACCAAAGAACGGAGGACCAGAACACCTTGCCTAAGATGATGATCTCGTTAGCGAGCATCTCCTCTGCGCTGTATTCCTCGTCGGGGTGCTCGTCGCGATTGAAGCTCCTCATGCGGATTCCTCCGCCTGGGAGTCTGTAGAGGGTTTTGACCCGCAACTGGCCGCCGTGATTTATGGCGTACATCTTGCCGTCAATGACGTTTGTTGCGCCCTGGTCAACGCCCACCGTGCTTCCGTCAGGTAGCACGGGCTCCATGCTGTTGCCTCCCACGGTCACGCAGACCGCTTCACTTGGCTGCACGTTCTGGCGGCGCAATGTGATCTTGCCGAATCGCAGTTTGCGAGTGTGGGACTGCTCAACGACCGTCCGGCCCTGGCCTGCCGAAAGCTCTACCTCTTTCAGGTAAGGCACATAAACCTCGTCCTCATCCAATGGCGTGTCGTCATCCCAGACGTCAATCGGGCCCAGCATGGTTGCATTCGGCTCTACAGGCTTCGGGCTTGCCTCGGGCACGCTCGGTCTGTAGTCCAGGATGATTTCCGATTCATCAACACCGAGCGCTTTAGCAATCAAGCGCAGGTCGGCCAGGGAAGGCTCACGGCTGTCGGTTTCATAGTTGCCCACTCGCGATTGGGATTTCCATCCGCAAGCGGTGGCCAGCGCCGCCTGCGAGAGGCCCGCGGCTTTGCGGTGGCGTTTGATTCGTTGTCCGAGGGTTTCTTTCATGGTCGCGATTTTAATCACGTTATGAAATGTCGTGCTTTCACTCTTTGTGATTGCCATTAACACGATGCGTGTTTATCCTGAGCCCAAGTCAACGAGGAACCCCTATGAACAACGTTCGAAAGATCCGAGTGGGGGCGGGTATCAGTCAGGCCAGCCTTCGACGGGAGCTCAACTGGAATCAGTCGCGGCTCGCCAACTACGAGGCGGGTCGCAGGAATCCAGGCTTGGAGGAAGCCCGAAGGATCGTTTCGGCGCTGAATGCTCTTGGTGCTGAGTGCGGACTGGATGATGTCTTTCCGCCGCCAGCCACAGACAAGTCCGCCGCCTGACGAGATGGATTATGAGTGAGCTGGCCTCGCGCCAGTAGTGAGACCGTCCAGCTGTTCAGGCATCCAGTGCTCAAACAGCAGACGAAAAAAAACCGCCTGGCAGGGCGGCTTTCTCTACAGCTTCAAACGAGATCAAAGCATGACAAACATCGTCCCACTTGACAAGTCCAGGGGGTTCACCCGGATGGACAACCAGCTCATGGATGGCCTGCTGGCTATCGATCTCCCTGCTCGGGAGATGAAGATTGTGCTGTACGTGGCCAAGGCCACCATCAACTTCGGTGCGGGCGCCCAGCGCATTCCGGCTACCGACATCGCGAAGGCTATCCACGCTCACCCTGACACCGTGTCGAAGGCTATCTCCAGCCTGCTGCGTCGTCGGGTGTTGTTCCGCGAAGGTGGGGCCCGCGGTGACATCGGCGTGAATGATCCGAAAGACTGGGTCTACGTCATTAATCCGAAACAGACCAAAACAGCCGACTCGGCTCAAGTGGTCCGAATCGGCGAAGAGTCGAAACAGACCAAAACCGACGAGTCCCTTCTTTATTCTAAGAATCTAACCCCCTATGTACTTCTTCCTTCGGAAGAAGATACATGCCCCCCCAGCGACGATCAGCCGGCTCCGGCCAAAGCTGACCGCAAAGCGCCATTCGGGAAGGCCGCCATGCTGGCAGACAACCCCCACGGCCTGGACGAGCCGCTGATCGCTGACTACCTGACGGTTCGCAAAGCCGCGAAGGCCCCGGTGACGGCCAGGATCTGGGCTGCCCTGAACTCCAAACTTGAACAGTGCAAGGCCTTCGGCGTACAGCCTGCTCAGGCCTTGGAAATCGCCGTCGAGAACGGATGGCGCGGCTTCGAAGTGGAGTGGGTCACCAAGCGCATCAGCGCCCAGCTGCCGGCCCAGGCAAAACCTCACAGCCGTCACCACGGCTTCAACGAACGCGACTACACCGCCGGCCTGGCCGAGCGTGAGGACGGCACCTATGCGATCTGAATCGGTGATCACCATGTCCGAGGTGAAAAACGCCGCTGGTTTCCGTATCCAGCCAGCTGACTGTGAGCATCACGGCGCCTTCGAGCAGCGGGTGACCATGCTGATGGGCCGCGAAATCGTTGGGCGCTGCCCGGAGTGCGAGAAGAGCGCCATTGCTGATCGCGAGGCCAAGCAGCTGGCGGAAGAGACCCGACTGAAGCGTGAGGTTATGGCCCGCAAGCTGGGCTCGGCGCTGATCCCGAAGCGCTTCGCCGACCGCACCCTGTCCAACTACCGGGTTGAGCACGAAGGTCAGCGCAAAGCACTGGCGTTCTGCACCCGCTACGTTGCCGCATTCGAGGACATCGAGCGCACCGGGCGCTGCCTGATGCTGCTGGGCAAGGTCGGCACCGGCAAGACGCACCTCGGCGCGGCAATGGCCAACGACCTGATGCGTAACACCTCGGCCACGGCCGTCTACCGGACGGTGGGCGCGGTCCTGCAGTCCATCCGCGCCACTTACGACCGCAACAGCGAGCAGTCCGAGGCCGACATCCTGTCCAGCCTCATCGCGCCGTCGCTGTTGGTGCTGGACGAGGTCGGCGTCAGCAAGGAGCAGCCGAGCGATTTCGAGCTGACCACCCTGTTTTCGATCATCAACGGGCGCTACGAGCAGATGCGCCCCACGGTTGTGATTTCCAACCTGGAGGCCAGCCAGCTGCGCCACGCCATGGGCGAGCGGTGCTACGACCGCCTGCGCGAGGGCGGCGGGGTGATTGTGCCCTTCGAGTGGGAATCGCACCGCGGCAAGGAGGAGTCCTGACCATGCGGCAAACCAAACTGACCAAGGCCGCGCGCGGCCGGGAGTGCCAGGTGCGTATCCCGGACGTGTGCAACGGCAATCCCGAGACTACCGTCCTCGCACACTACCGCCTGGCCGGCACCTGCGGCGTCGGCAAAAAGCCGCACGACCTGCAAGGCGCCTGGTCCTGCAGTGCCTGCCACGACGCCTGTGACGGCCGCAGCCGGGCTGTGGATCGTGACACCGCCCGCCAGTACCACGCCGAGGGCGTCATGCGCACCCAGGCGCTGCTGATACAAGAGGGGGTGCTGGTCGCATGAGTGCTCCCGCCCTTCGCCCGTTCAAGGCCAAGCCGGCCCGCGCCAAGCCCGTCGACCGTGAAGGGCAGGAGCAGGCCGCGCTGATGCAGGAGCTGCAGCTGCGCTACCCGCAAGCCTACAAGCTGATCTACCACGTCCCAAACGGTGGGCACCGAGTCAAGGCCGTGGCCGCGAAGTTGAAGGGGCAGGGCGTCAAGGCCGGAGTGCCAGACCTGGTGCTGCCGATGGCGCGCGGTGGGTATTTCGGGCTGTACATCGAGTTCAAGGCCATGCCGCCGTTCGATGCGCCGGTGTCGCCCAACCAGGATGCCTACCTCCAGGCGCTCGCCGATCAGGGCTATCTGGCCATTGTGTGCCGGGGCAACATCGACGCCGTTGAGGCCATCCGCGCCTACCTGCTGCAGCCCGCCACGGTGGCCGCATGAGCGCGACCCGTGAAGTGAAGCTGAGCGAGGCCGAGGTGCGCCGGCAGGCCGCCGACAAGTCGGTGCGGGACCTGCGCGACTCACGTCACCCCGGCCTGTACCTGCGCTTCTGGAGCAACCGGGAGCGCGGCACCTGGCACCTGGTGCGCGGCAAAAAGTGGGTGCCGATCGCCCGTTGGCCGGACTTGACCGTCTCGGCGGTGCTGGCCGAGCTGCCCGCGCTGCGTCAGCGCCTGATGCGCAGCCCGGCCACTGCGCCCGTTGCCTCGGGCATGGCCACCGTGGGGCAACTGCTCGACTGGTACGGCAACCGCATGGCCCGTGACCGCTCGCTATCGGCCAAGCGCAAGGCTGGCGCCCGCTCCGCCATCGCCCAGCACCTCAAGCCGCGACTGGATGACCTGCCCCTGACCGATGTGACCGCCGACGCGCTGGACAAGCAGCTGATGTGGCCGTGCCAGGCCGAGGTGTCGCTGTCCTACCTGCGGCAGATGTTCGCGCTGCTGCTGACCGCTTTCCGTCAGGCCCTGCAGCTGGGCCTGATCGACCGCAACCCGATGGCCGGGATGCGCTTCAGCGACTTCACCAAGGCCAGGATCCTGCCCAAGGCGGCCCGCCTGCGCGACGTGCAGTTGCCTGAGCTGATGCAGCAGCTGGCCCAGGCCTTCGAGGCAGAGCCCGGTGACGCCATGCTGGCCCTGATGATGCTGGCCCACGGCACCCGGATCGGCGAGACCCGCATGGCGCGCTGGAGCGAGATCTCCCTGGCCGGTGCCGAGTGGTTCATCCCGGCAGCGAACACCAAGACCCGCACCGAACATCGCCTGCCGCTGACCGACCAGGTGAAGGCGTTGCTGGTCCGGTACCGGGCGATTCAGCAGGGCCAGGGCTACGAGGGCGTGTTCTTGTTCCCCAACCGCCGCGGGCTGCCGCTGAGCGAAACCCAGGCCAGCATGGTGTTCGTCCGTCTGGGGCAGGGTGAGTGGACCAGTCACGACCTGCGCAAGGTGTCCCGCACCACCTGGACCGACCTCGGCATCGACGGCCACATCGGCGAGATGCTGCTGAACCACACGCTGGGCAAGATCGCCAGCACCTACATCAACACCCAGGCCATGCAGCAGCGCCGTGCAGCCCTGGAGAAGTGGCACGCCTGGTTAGACGGCATCGGTTTTGGTGCCATCCACGGCCTTACCAAGGCCTTATTCGGAATTTCACAGAATTCGGGCGAGCCAGCGGAACACAAGGCCTCCAGCGACCTTGACGAATTTGTAACTAGCGAGGATTCGAAATGAGTATTTCCGAGCACGGAGCCGTCGCCTTCCTCTACGGCTTAAACGGTCGAATCGTCGGACAGGTGATCATCGATGAGTGGTTTGGCATAGACCTCGGCGAGGAAGTGACTGTGGCGCCGCGGGAGGGAGGCTTATTTGGCCTGGAACAGTTCGACAAGCCGATTGTGGCGGGCAGTGCTGTCGTGCCGCGCAGTCGTGCGACCAAGCCTTGGCTTCGAGCCAGAAAGGGGCGTGCCCGCCAATGAGAAAAAGCCACGGCCCGGCTTTCAAGAAGGCCGTAATTGAATTGGATGTATGTCCTTTGTGCCGTGGGAGAGCGGTCATCAAGGGCTTGTTTCACGAACTGCCATGCGACCACTGCAATGCCTCGGGGTGGGTAGTGGCTGCAACTGGTGAGGCCTTGGCCCCGGATGAATTGGTGACCCAGCTCAGCATGAGGCTGCAGGCCGCGACCCGGCAGATCGAGCAGTTGAAGAACCCTCAGGCATCCGGGCCTGAGGCGACATATCAGGGAAGCAACCGGCGTGGCGCCGGAGGCACCAACTACACCGGGGATTGAGGGGGAAGGACATGAGCCATTTGGATCGAACTGCTGAAGAACTGTTGGTGCACTGGGGTCGCTGGGTTGTGCTGGGGTCGGGCGTGTCGTGCTGCGCTTCGCGAGAAAACACCATTCTTGACCCAATAATCACGGACGATGAGGCGCTGGTCATCGATCGGCTGGTTGGCCGCTTGCGCAACCGCTATCCCGAGTGCGGGCAAGTGCTCATCAAGTACTACACGGCTTTCGACACATCACTGATGCAAGTGGGGAAGAAACTTGGCTTCGGTGAAGAGAAGACCCGCCAGCTCTGGAAGGCGGGTGTTGCCTGGATCGACGGCGCGATTGATGTTCGACGTGAGGCCGCTTGACATCCCCGGTCCTCACCCGTATCTTTCGTGTTACTTTGCGGTAGGTGCGCGAGAGCAAACTCGCCATCAGCAGCAACCACCATAGAGCCTCGGCATTTGCCGGGGCTTTTTCGTTTCTGGAGAAATGGATGGACCCGACCGACTTCGGCCCAGGCACAGCCACCTGGCTGACCGGCTCGGGCACTGTGCTGCTGGGCGGCTTCCTGTGGCTGCGTAAGTGGCTCTCCAGGGATGCGGCAGACAGAGCGATGGACACGGCGGATATCGGCGTCGTCCGCCGCCTGAATGAGCTGTTGGATATCGAGCGCGAGGCCCGCAAAGAAGCTGAGGCCCGGGCTGATCAGTTCGCCAAGGAGCGGAATGAACTTGCCGCTGCTGTTGGCCGGATGGAAGGGAAGATCGAAGCCCTGACAGGCCAGGTGTCGCAGCTCACTGAGAAGGTGACGAGTCAGAGCGCAGAGATCTCCAGGCTTCGTTCACAGCTTGGAGGTGCAAACTGATGGACAGATGTGCATTGGAATTCATCGCTCGACGCTGGTGGCGACGAGCCGAGGTGTGGTTCATAGCCGTGCTGCTCATTGCAGGCGGTGCGGTGTTGGGATGGCAGTCTGCCTACTGGGCTATGGCCAGCACCCAGGCCCAACAGGTCAACGAAATCCGCAAGGCATACGATGCCGCAATGGCTGAGCGTGACAAGCGTCTGGACGAGCTGACCAGCAAGGCCGAGAGCGCCGCCACTAAGGCGTCGAAGGCTGCCACCACCGCGACCCAGGCAGCCGACAAGGCTGATGAGGCGCTAAACCGAGCGGTGCAGTGATGGCCAGACTGAAGACGCTCGGCTCCCGCATCAAGGAGAGCGCAGGCTCACGGGTCAAGGTGGTTACACCTGGCAGTTGGCGAAGCGGCATGACCAGCTCGCAGCGTGGCTACGACTACCGCTGGCAGAAGGCGCGCGAGCAGTACCTTCGAGACAACCCGCTGTGCGTGTACTGCGCTCGGCAAGGTCGGACCACCGCAGCCAACATCGTTGACCACATCGTCGCTCACAGAGGCGACAAGGATCTCTTCTGGGATCAGGACAACTGGCAGTCGCTGTGCAAGTCCTGCCACGACTCGGTCAAGCAGGCCGAGGAGGCTGCTGGCTTGCATTGATACACGTCAGTGGCGTGCCTCAATGGTTGGGGGGGGTGAAAATGTCACGACCTTCGGCCTTCCAGACCGCGCGCCCTCGCACGCACACATTTTTCTCGACCCTCAAGGTTTTTGTTAATGGTGTTAACAGACAAACAACGACAGTTTGTTGACGCTAAGGCCCGAGGTGCGTCCAACAAGGAAGCTGCCGAAGCCGCAGGCAGCAAGGCTTCGGCTGCAGCAGCAGCCGGTTCTCGCTGGGCCAATGACCCCAAGATCGCCGCCGCAATTCTGGCCCGGCGGGCTGAGCTCAGTGTTAACCCTGAGCCCAGGAGTCGAGCACGCAAAGCGAAGGGGGACGATTCCGCCGGAGACCCCACCGAGGTTAACGAAGCTGATGGCGAATTCCTCAGCTGCTTGCCCTCGACCCAGGACCCGCTTGAGTGGTTGCTGGCCTTAATGAATGAGCCGCGGGCGAAGGTCTTTGACCGGCGCAACGCTGCGCAGACGGCCGTGCCCTACATCCACGGCAAGAAATCCGAAGCCGGCAAAAAGGAACAGAAGGCGGAGGCCGCAAAGGTGGCCGGCAAGGGCAAGTACTCCCAGAGCAAGCCGCCCCTCACTGTCGTCAAGGGGTGACACATGCTTTGGACTACGGCCTGCCCTGACTGGTGGCGGCGACTTGCTGCCGGCGAATCAATCATCCCAGAACCGCTGTTCCCTCAAGAGGCAGAGGAAAGCCTCGAAGTTTTCAAGGGGCTTCGCATTGTCGACGCTCCCGGCAGCCCAACCATCGAGAGCGCGTGCGCCCCTTGGGTACTCGCTTTCGCAGGGGCTGTGTTCGGCAGCTACAACACCGAGACCGGCGAGCGCCTGATTCGGGAGTTCATGCTGTGCATCCCCAAGAAGAACAGCAAGTCGACCATCGCCGCCGCGATCATGCTGACGGCGTTGGTCCGCAACTGGCGGATGTCGGCCGAGTTCATCATCCTCGCGCCGACCAAAGAAATCGCCGACAACGCCTTCGTGCCGGCCAAGGACATGGTCAACAACGATGAGGAGTTGAAGGATCTGCTGCACGTTCAGCCGCATCTGCGGCTGATCACCCACCGCGAGACGGGCGCAACCTTGAAGGTGGTGGCCGCCGACAGCGACGTTGTGGGTGGCAAGAAAGCGGTAGGCGTGCTGATCGATGAGGCCTGGTTGTTTGGCAAGAACCCCAAGGCGGCGGACATGATTCGCGAGGCCACCGGCGGCCTGCTGTCCCGGCCTGAAGGTTTCATCATCTGGCTGACCACTCAATCGAACGAGCCGCCGGCGGGTGTGTTCCGCTCCAAGCTGAACTATGCCCGCGGCGTGCGCGACGGCCGCATCGATGACAACCGGTTCCTCCCGATCATCTACGAGTTCTCCAAGGAGATGATCGACAGCGGAGCGGCCAGGCGGCCCGAGAACTTCCACCTGGTTAATCCGAACATGGGTTACTCGGTGGACCGTCCCACACTGGTTCGCCTGCACATGCAGGCCGAGATCGACGGCGAAGCTGAGATGCGTGGCTTCCTGGCCAAGCACCTCAACATCGAGATTGGCCTCGCGCTGATGTCCGACAGCTGGGTCGGCGCAGCCTTCTGGGAGCCCCAGGCGAGAGAGGGCATGACCCTCGACGACTTGCTCGAGCAGTGCGAGGTCATCGTCGCGGGTGTCGACGGCGGCGGCCTGGATGACCTGCTCGGGCTGGCCGTGATCGGTCGAGTGCGAGAGTCCCGCACCTGGCTGCACTGGGCGCATGCCTGGGCCCACCCCTCAGTACTGGAGCGGCGAAAGTCAGAAGCACCGCGCCTTCTGGACATGAAGGCAATTGGTGACGTAACGATCGTCGACAAGATCGGCGATGACGTGGAGCAGCTGGCCGCCATCGTGGCCAGGATCAACCAGGCGGGGCTGCTCGACAAGGTTGGTCTCGACCCGGCCGGCATCGGTGCCGTGCTGGATGCTCTGGCTGATGTCGAGATCGAAGAAGAGCAGGTGGTCGGCATCTCGCAGGGATGGAAGCTCACCGGTGCGATCAAGACCACCGAGCGGCGGCTTGCCGAGGGCTCGCTGATCCATTGCGGTCAGCCACTCATGGCCTGGTCCTGCGGCAATGCCAAGGGCGTGCCTTCGGCGAACGCCTTCCTCATCACCAAGCAGGCCTCCGGTACCGCAAAGATTGACCCGCTCATGGCGACCTTCAACGCCGTATCGCTGATGGCCCTCAACCCGGAGGCCCGCGGCGGCTTGGATGACTATCTCAACCACGGCTTTTTCGGACTAGTAGGCTGACCATGGCATTCAAATGGTACAACCCCGCGACCTGGGGATTCTTCGGCTACACCGACCCAGCCACGGGCGACTATGTCGAGGTTGACCTTGAGGTCGGCGGCAAGCGCACCAAGGCGGGCATAAAGGTCAGCACCAAGACGGCGTTGTCGATCAGTATGGTCTGGTCCTGCGTCAAGATCCTTTCCGAGTCTCTAAGCGGCCTTCCGCTTAAGCTTTACGAGGACAAGACCGGTGGGCGGTCACTGGTGACCAGCAATGACCGCATGCTCAAGCTGCTGCGCAAGCCAAACCCCTACATGACCATGCTGAACTTCCTCAAGTTCGTTGTAGTTAACATGGCGCTGCGCGGCAACGCCTTTGCCCTGATCGAGCGAAATAGGAACGGTGACCCGATCGGCCTGGTACCGCTGGATTGGCGGACGGTCAAGATCGATACCGAAGACGATCTGCTCTATGTGGTCACTCCCAGCGAGGGTGACCCATACCCGGTGTCGCCGGAGAACATGCTGCATTTCAAGCTATTCAGCCTGGATGGTGTCGTTGGCCTCTCGCCGATCGAGCACCAGGCGGAAACCATGGGCCTAGCGAAGGCAGGCCAGCAGTGGTCGGCGCGCTTCATGCGTAAGGGCGGCTTCACTGGCGGCTACGTGATCTACGAGCAGTTCCTCACCAAGGCTCAGCAGGCTCAGGTGATGGAGAAATTCCCCGATGTGCGCAAGGCCGACGCGGACGACATCGGCAAGATGGCCATCCTCCAGGGCAACCCGAAGATCGTCCCGGCCGGCATTAGCCAGAAGGATGCGCAGTTCATCGAGTCCCAGCAGTTCCAGGAAGAGGCGCTGGCCGGTATCTACGGCGTACCGCTTTGGCTGGCCAACCGTGCTGGCAAGACATCGATTATGGGCTCGAACCTTGAGCAGCAGCTCACCGGCTACATCACCTTCGGCCTCAAGCCCTTCATCGACGCGGTGGAAGACGAGTTCAACGACAAGCTTTATCGAACGGCATTGCGCTTTTGCGAGTTCGCTGTCGAGGGCCTGCTGCGTGCGGATAGCGCCGGTCGCGCAACCTACTACGGCAGTGCGCTGGGCGGCTCAGGTGGATCCGGCTGGATGACCATCAATGAAGTCCGCGTGAAGGAAAACCTGCCTCCCCTGGAAGGCGACGAATACAACCGGGTCACCCGGTGGGAGATGGAAAAGAATGGCCAACCTTGAATGCCCGTTTGAGCTCAAGTCCGTCGACGAGGCCGGAAATTTCGAGGGCTACGCTGCGGTGTTCAATAACGTGGATCTGGGCGATGACGTGATTGTCCCTGGAGCTTTCACCCGGGTGAAAGCAACCCGTGGCGGCAAGCTCAAGCTGGCCCTGTACCACGACCTGACCCGTCTGGTCGGCGCCGCCGATTTCACGTCGGACGATCACGGCCTGCTCCTGAAGGGGCAGGTCAACCTCAAGGTCAGCTACGCCCGAGACGCCTATGAGCTGATGAAAGACGAAGTCCTCGACAGCATGTCGATCGGCTTCAACACCCTCAAGGCCGATTTCGAGGAGCGCGCTGGGCGACGCGTTCGCGTCATCAAGGAGGCCGAACTGTGGGAAGCCTCCTTCGTCCCGTTCGGCATGAACCCCGAGGCACAGGTCCTCAGCGTCAAATCAGACATCAGGCTTTTCGAGAAGGCCCTGCGCGAACGCATGGGCCTCTCGCAGAAGGAAGCGGCGGCAGTCGCTTCGCTCGGCTACACCGCGCTACGCCGTGACGGCGGGAGCGAGGCCACGGCGATCGTGGATGAGCTGAAAGACATTTCCAACCTGTTCACCCACCATTTCGGAGTATCGCCATGAGCGAAGTGAAAGAACTGAAGGACACCCTGGAGCTGCAACTGAAGAGCGGTTTCGAAGGGCTGCAGAAGAAGTACGATGCGGCCATGGAAGAGGTCGAGAAGGGCAACAAGGTCGCTGGTGACCTGAAAAAGCAGATCGAAGACCAGAAGGGCGAGCTGCAAAAGGTCATTGACCAGGTAGTGGACCTGGAGCAGAAGGGCGTCAAGCTGCGCGGCCTGCCAAGTGAAGGCAAAAGCTTCATCGAAATGATCCAGGGCGATGACAGCTACAAGGCGCTCAACCAGAAGAACGCAGCGCTGGCCCAGCTTGAGGTCACCAAGTCCGATCTGGCCAGCATGAAAGAAATGAAGGTCACCAGCGCAGGTATCGTCGCGCCGGTTTACGATCCTGTGATTCAGCCCGGCATTCGTCAGGAGCTGCGAATCCGTGACCTGCTGACCGTCATCCCGGTGGCCGCCCAGGAATACACCTACTTCCGCGAGCTGCTGCACACCACCGGCGCCGCGCCTGTGGCCGAGGGCGGCCTGAAGCCGACCAGCAATGTGACCTTCGAGCGCGTCACCGACCGGGTGAAGAAGCTGGCGGTATGGATGCCGGTCACCGACGAGGCGCTCGATGACGTGCCTCAGATGTTCGCCTATCTGCAGCAGTTGCTGCGCTACGACCTGAAGCTGGAGGAGGAGGCACAGATCCTCAAGGGTGACGGTACCGGCGAGAATCTGAATGGCCTGATGACCCAGGCTACCGCCTATGACACCACTCTTAACAAAGCTGGTGACACCTCCATCGACCTGGTGCGCCGCGCGATCTACCAAGTGCGCAAGCAGTCGAAGATGTCCGCCGACGGCACGGTTATGACCGAGCTGGATTGGATGAACATCGAGCTGCAGAAGGACGGCGAGAACCGGTACCTGTTCGCCAACCTGCAGGGTCTGGTCACCCCAATCCTGTGGGGCCGCCCGGTGATCACCTCCGACAGCATGGACGAGGGCGATACAGAGACCGGCGGCGAGTTCCTGGTGGCGAACTTCGCACGCTCGACCACGCTGTTCGATCGGCTGACCTTCCTGTTCAAGATGGGCCTGATTAACGATCAATTCATCCGTAACGAGCGAGCCCTGCTGGTTGAGGAGCGTCTGGGCCTCGGTGTTCGCCAGAAGAAAGCTTTGGTCAAGGGCCGATTCCTGGTAGCCGCATAACCATCCTCAGTGAAGGCCGGCGTCTGCCGGCCTCTTCTTTCTGGAGGCAGTATGAAAATCAAAATTCTGTGGGGCTTCGTCGGTAATGGTGCGCTGCTCGGTGCCACCTCGAACAAGATCAAGGCCGGTGAAACCTTCGATGAGACGGATGACGAGTACGCCTACACCCTGATCGGCAAGGGCCTGGCCGTTGAGGTCGACGCCAATGGCAAGCCCCGAGTGGCTAAGCCGAAGGAAACCAAGCCTGCAGCGCCCAAGGAAGGCAAGGCCGCTGCCGAAAAAGAGGCAGCCGCAAAGGCTGCTGCTGAAAAGGAAGCCGCTGAGAAGGCGGAGGCTGAAAAAGCGGCCGCGGAGAAGGAAGCTGCCGACAAGGCTGCCGCCGAGAAAGCCGCAGCTGAGGCCAAGTAAATGCTCGACCTGGCCACGGTGAAGATGCACCTGCGGGTCGACGGCGACGAGGAAGACGCCTTGATCGACGGCTACGTCGAAGCGGCCAAGGCTCACGTCGAGCAGCACTGCGACCGTAAGCTGGTAGATGCCGACCCGGTAGAGCCCGACGAAATGGGGCTTACCCGTGACGTGGAGCAGGCCATCCTGCTTCTGGTAGGCCATTGGTACGCTAACCGCGAAGCGGTCGTGGTTGGATCATCGGGCGCAGGAGCGACAGCGATGCCGCTCGCTGTGGACCGACTCCTCTGGTACAGGAAACGCTTCTGATGGCACAGCTCGAACCTGGCGCCGGCGAACTCGACCGGCGCATTTCCATCCGGCTGCGCGAAGATGTTGCAGTCGAAGACGCCGGTCTTGAGCAGGCATTCACCCAGGATCGCCGGCGCTGGGCCAAGATCCGCGCCGTCGGCACAGCGGTGTACACCGACAGCGTGCAGACTGACGACAAGATCACCCACCGAGTGTGGGTGCGGGTGCTGGCGGGCGTCACCACCTCGCACGAAGTGGTGGATGGTGGTGTGGTCTACCGCGTCAAGCGCAGCGCGCCGTGGGGGGCAGGCAAGCGCTTCACCCTGATCGAGGTTGAAGAGCTTGGCCAGCAGCAGGAGGGAGGAGGGATCTATGGCTAACTCGGCATCCGTCGACGGCTACCTGCACATCGAAGGCTTCGACCAGTTTGGCCGCGAGATCTTCGACAAGAAGCAGATCCGCAAAGGCATGCGCAAGGCTGGCCAGGTGGTCAGCCGCCGCGCCCAGTTGAATCTCGCCTTGGCGCGCGGTCAGGACAACTACCCGGTTAGCCGAACCGGTCGAACCGTGGAATCGATCACCTTCAAGGTCTCGAGGGCCGGCTTCCTGGTGAAGATTGCCCCTCGCAAGACGCCTGACATGAAAGAGTACTACCCGGCCTATTTGCACTACGGGGTCAAGCGGGGGGCACGCGTGCGTGGCCTCACCTCGGGCAAACGCCGCGGCAAAGGAGAGCGAGCCGCTGCCCTCGCGCAGCGCGCTGCCAGCGGCTGGCGTATCGCGCCGCGGGCCAACTACATGGAAGACGCCCTGCAGGACGAGAAGGACAAGGTTCAATCGATTCTCTCCGCTGCGTTCGCCGCGGCACTTCGTTGACCTCCAGGCCCGACGGGCCGGAACCTGATCATGAAAATCTCTCCCATCATCGCGCACCTGCGCGAGAACTGCCCGAGCCTGGTTGATAGGGTTTCGGGCGGAATTGACCTGGACGCCGTCAGCACGTCCGTGTTGCTGAAGAACCCGTCGGCCTACGTGATTGCCGCCGACGACAAGGCCGGTGACAACCAGGCCCAGAACGCCGTGATCCAGGACATTGAAGACCGTTTCGAGGTGGTGCTTGCCATGGACACCAAGGACGAGCGCGGCCAGCAGGCCAGCGACCTACTGCACGACTTCCGTAAGGAGTTGTGGCGGGCACTGGTGGGCTGGCGTCCGTCGGCTGAGTACGAACCGATTATCTACGACGGCGGTGGCCTGGTGCTGATCAACCGGGCAAGGGTGGTCTACCGTTTCAGCTTCTCGGCGGGGTTCCGGCTCGGGCGCAACAAGTCGACTGACCCTGCCGAGACCTGGCACGAGCACGAGCTCGACGGCCTGCCAGCCTTCACCGGGGCCACCATCGATATGGACTGCATCGATCCGGCCGACCGCAACCTGCAGTACCCAGGCCCTGACGGGCGCATCGAAGCGACATTCTCCGGAGATCCCGAACCATGACCCAGCGCATCACTGTGGCGCCGGCCGCTGGCCGCGCCGTGCCAGACCCACAGGCGGGCGACCTGCTGCCCGCCGAGGGCCGCGAAGTGCCAGACAACGCCTGGTGGCGCCGCCGCCTGGCGGATGGCGACATCACCATCAAGCAGGCCAAGGCCGCCAAGAAAGAGGTAACCCAGTAATGGCCATCGGATTCAGCAATATCCCCTCCGATATACGTGTTCCGCTGTTTTATGCGGAGATGGATAACTCGGCGGCCAACTCCGCGTCGTCGGTCATGCGCCGGCTGATCGTGGGCCAGGTCAACGACGACGCCACATCTGACCAGGTCGGTCAGCTGGTCTTGGTGCCAAGCGTCAGCCTGGCCAAGTCCATTGGTGGCCAGGGCTCCATGCTCGCCGCGATGTACGAGATCTGGCGCAAAGCCGACCCGGTGGGGGAGGTCTGGTGTTTGCCGCTGAAGGCGACCACCGGCGTCGTAGCTGCAGGCACTGTGACGGTAACCGGTACCGCGACCGAGTCTGGTCTGTTCAGCCTGTATGTAGGCGGTGTACGCGTGCAGGCGACCGTCACCTCTGGCGCGACCGCCGCTCAAGTGGCGTCGGCCTTGGCTGTGCAGGTGAATGCCAAGGTCGATCTGCCGGTCACCGCTGTCGCTGAAGGCGGCACGGTCACCCTGACCTGCAAGTGGAAGGGCGAGAGTGGCAACGACATCGCCCTGCAGATGAATCGCCTGGGCAAGACCAATGGCGAAGTTACCCCGGCCGGGCTGATCGTCGCGGTGGCGGCGATGGCCAGTGGTGCCGGCACACCCGATCAAGTTGATGCGCTGGCGGCATTGGGTGATGAGCCCTTCGAGTTCATCTGCATGCCGTGGACCGACACCACTAGTCTGGACGCTTGGAAGCTGGCCATGGATGACAGCTCCGGCCGCTGGTCTTGGGCCAAACAACTGTTTGGTCACGTCTACAGCGCCAAGCGCGGCACCGTCGGCACCTTGGTGGCTGCCGGCCAGGCGCGCAACGACCAGCACGTGACCGTGCAAGGAGTAGAGCAGGGTGTGCCGCAACCGGTTTGGCTGGTAGCCGCCGCGTTGGCCGCGCGCACCGCAGCGTTCATCTCTGCCGATGCCAGCCGGCCGACCCAGAGCGGCACCATGCCAGGGATCGACCCGGCGCCGGCCAGTGAGCGCTTCACGCTGACCGAGCGACAATCCCTGCTGAGCTATGGTATCGCTACGGCCTATTTCGAAGGCGGTTCGATGCGCATCCAGCGCTCGATCACCACCTACCAGAAGAACGCCTACGGCCAGCCGGACAACTCGTATCTGGACAGCGAAACCATGCACCAGTCGGCGTTTATCATCCGCCGCCTGCAGGGCGTCATTACCAGCAAGTACGGTCGTCACAAGCTGGCGAATGACGGTACTCGCTTCGGCGCCGGCCAGCCGATCGTGACGCCGAGCACCATCCGCGGCGAGCTGATTGCGCAGTACGGCAAGCTAGAGAACGAAGGTCACGTCGAGAACGCCGAACTGTTCGCCGAATACCTGATCGTCGAGCGCGACAGCAACGACCCGAGCCGGGTCAACGTGCTGTTCCCGCCGGACTACATCAACGGCCTGCGCGTCTTCGCGCTGCTCAACCAGTTCCGCCTGCAGTACGACGACGCGGCCTGATCCGGTCGCCTTTTCCCCAAGCCCGCCTGAGCGGGCTTTTTCATTTTCGGAGACAAGACCATGGGTCAAAGAGTCGCGGGCACCTGCTACGTCAAAGTCGACGGTGCCCAGTTGACCATCACCGGCGGCTGCGAGGCCCCGCTGATGGACGTGAAGCGAGAGTCGGTGGTACCCGGCTATTACAAGGAAGAGCAGCTGACGCCCTACGTGAAGGTCACGGCGGTGCACACCCCCGACTTTCCCCTCAAGCAGCTCGTTGCGGGGACGGACATGACCGTCACCTGCGAATTCAACAATGGCAAGGTGTACGTGCTGTCCGGCGCCTACCTTGTCGACGAGCCGGTATCGAGCGGTGACGACGGCACCGTTGAGCTGCAGTTCGACGGCATGAAGGGAGTTTGGCAATGACTGAAGTAATCAAGCTGGCGAGCCCGATCACTGCTCACGATCAAGAGCTGACCGAGCTGACACTGCGCCGTCCTGCTGTGCAGGAAGTCCGGGCTATCAAGTCGCTGCCCTACAAGATCGACCAGAACGACGAGGTCAGTCTGGACATGGAAACGTCCGCCAAGTACATCGCGGTCTGCGCAGGCATCCCGCCATCGTCGGTCAATCAGCTCGACCTTTCCGATTTTCACACCGCGAGCTGGGCCATTGCCCGTTTTTTCATGAGTGCGGCATCGCCGAAACCGAAAGCCTGATAGCGCTGGCGTACGATCTGGCCTGGTTCTGGAAAGTCGATCCTGACCAGATCATGGCCAAGCCGCTGGACCTCTTCCTCGAATCGTTGATGCACGCTCAGCGCATCAACGCCCTGCAACAGGTGCCGTGATGGCTGACAAGTTCCAGCTCAAGGCGCTCATCACGGGCGTCGACAAGCTCTCGCCGACCCTGGCGGGGATTCGCAAGAACGTATCCAGCTTCCAGAAGGGGCTGGAGAAGACCGGCCTGGGCAAGATCGGCTTTCGAGACCTGATCGCGGGTGGCGCCATCGCGGCGCCGTTCGTGGCAGGGATCAACAAGGCGATAGAGTTCGAATCGCAGATGGCCGACGTAAAGAAGGTCGTCGATTTCGATACGCCGCAGCAGTTTAGGGAGATGAGCGAGGACATCGGCCGCATGTCCGAGCGGCTGCCCATGGCGGCAGGTGATATCGCCAAGATCGTTGCTGCTGGTGGTCAGTCCGGCATCGCGAAGAGTGAACTGCTCGGCTTTGCCGAAGCTGCGGTGAAAATGGGCGTGGCCTTCGACCAGACGGCCGACCAGTCCGGCGAGATGATGGCCAAGTGGCGTACCTCGTTCAAGATGGGCCAGGACGACGTGGTCGCTCTGGCCGACAAGATTAACTACCTGGGTAACACAGGCCCCGCCAACACCCGGCAAATCTCCGACATCGTGACCCGCATCGGTCCGCTCGGAGAAATCGCGGGTCTGGCGTCTGGGCAAATCGCGGCGCTCGGCGCGACCATGGCAGGCGTTGGGGTTGAACAAGAGGTCGCGGCTACCGGCATCAAGAACTTCATGCTGGCCATGACCAAGGGATCCGCCGCGACGAAGAGCCAGGCCGAGGCCTTCAAAGCCCTGCGCCTGGACTCCAAGGCTGTAGCCACGGCAATGCAAAAGGACGCCCAGGGCGCTGTGCTCGACATTCTTGATCGCATCAAGGCGGTTGATAAGGACAAGCAGGCCGGCCTGATGACCAACCTGTTCGGCAGTGAGTCGATCACGGCGATTGCTCCGCTGCTGACCAACCTGGACCTGCTCAAGGGCAACCTGCAGAAGGTGGCCGACGAGAAGGGTTATTCCGGATCGATGGACAAGGAATACGCCTCGCGGGCTGCAACTACGGCGAACAACCTACAGCTGCTGCGCAATACGATCGACAGTGTGGGTAGGGCATTGGGTAATGCCCTGCTACCTGGGTTGAACGAGGTGGTTGGCTCGATTCGTCCGTTGATTACCTACACAGCCGCGATGATCGAGGCCAACCCGAATCTGGTGCGCGGGATCGTCGGTGCGACGCTGGCGTTCACCGGCATTCGCGCTGCCATCCTGGCTGCAACGGTGGCGACCAAGGTGATGGGCGTGGCCCTGGCTGCCAGCCCTATCGGCTTAATAGCAGTCGGCATCGCTGCTGCGGCAGGCCTGATCATCGCCAACTGGGAGACGGTTGGGCCGTTCTTCTCTGCGCTGTGGGATCTGATCAAGGCCTATACGGTGCCGGCCTGGGAGATGTTCAAGGCGTTCGCAGCCTGGACACCACTCGGGTTCATCATCAAGAACTGGGAGCCCATTGCAGGCTTCTTCAAGGATCTGTGGGCATCGGTCAGCAAATACATTGAACCGATCATGAAGTTCATGGGTTTAGACGAGGGCGGGGAGGGCATCACCGCGAAGGTGCAGCGTGCCGCTAACGCGCAGAGCCAGCGTAATGGAGAGGCGGTCGGGGCTGGTGACGGGGCCCTGCTGGCCGCAAACGCTGGATCACGGCAGCAGGCGATGTCGGCTGCCATGGGCATTCCTTCGACCGGCCAACTGCTCAAGACGCCCGTGCCAGGTAGCCTGGTCATGGCCAGCAATAAGGCCCAGGTCAGCGGGGAGCTCAACATCAACATCAACGGCGCGCCACCCGGTACCCGCGTCGAGCAAGCGAAAACCAATCAGCCAGGCCTGCAGGTCAGGCCGAATGTTGGCTACAGAACCATGGGGGCAGCATCGGCATGACCGACACGACATGGCGGGATAGCCTGCTACCTGCCTCATTTCGCGGAGTGGCTTTCGAGGTCGAACAGGCCTCTATGCCAACTGGGCAGCGTGGTCAGTTGCACGAATTCGTGCAGCGTGATGATCCGTTCTTCGAGCAACTCGGCAAGCGGGCTCAGCCGCACAAATTGACCGCGTTCGTCATCGGCCCTGACTGCTTCGAGCGACGTGACAAGCTGCTCGAGGCACTCGAAAAGCCTGGCGCCGGGGAACTGGTGCACCCTTGGCTGGGGCGGATGTTGGTCAAGGCCGGCTCATGTGAAGTCAGCCATGAGCGCCGCGAGGGTGGGATGGTCCGCTTCGACCTGGAAATGCACCCGGATCAGCCTCGCAAGTACCCAAGCGCAAAGCCGAATACCCAACAGCAAGCCGCGAAGGCATCGGAGGGCCTGCTGGATGCAGCTCTGGGTCGTTACTCGACGGCCATGGACAAGATCGACACGGCGCGCATCAACCTCAACAGTCTGCGCAACAGCGTGAGCGGGGTGTTTGCCTCCGTGCAACAGCATTTTTCCCCAATTGCCACGGCAGTCAACGGTGTCGCTGGCTTCGTACAGGCCATAGTCAATGCGCCAGATAGCCTGAGCGCGATGTTCAACAGCTACTTCAGCAGCAGCGGGGGCGGGCTGTTCAGCCTTTCTTCATCTGACAGCTCAAACTACCGCAGCTCGCTGAGCGCGGCCAGCCAGCAGGTTGAGTCAGCTCTTGCCATCGACTCGATTGCACCCGCTGGCGGCGCCGACACCTCGGCCGCTGCCCAAACGACAGCCAACCTGGTGCAGGACACATTGCTGGTTCAGGTGGGAAAGATCGTGAGCGATTTACCCGTAGCGCCGGCGGCAGAACCTCTAGCCAGTGTCCCGCCGCTTGATCAGCAGGTGCAGAAGCCTGTCGAGCGAGCAGAGGTGCCCGTGGCTGACGACGTGCTGCAGCTCCGTGACGATTTAAACGAAGCAATCTGGCAGGCCTCGTTGAAGGCTGATCACTACCACTACCAGGCGCTGACCGAGGTTCGGCATGCCGTTTCGGCACACCTCACGGCTGTGGCCGAGTCCGGCGTGCGCCTGATCGAGGTGACGCCCGCGCAGAACCTGCCGGCGCTGGTCCTGGCTTATCGGCGATTCGGTGATGCCACCCGCGAAAACGAGGTGGTGCAGCGCAATCGTATTCGGCACCCGGGCTTCGTCCCGCCATTGCCGCTGAAAGTCGCCAAGGAGTAACCCATGGAAGAGCAAAACGCCGTCACCTTGTCGGTGGATGGCTTGGATTATGGCGGCTGGAAAGAGGTAGAGATATCGGCGGGGCTGGAGCGACAGGCGCGGGACTTTCGGTTGGGGATCACTTGGTGTTGGCCTGGCCAGGACGTAATCCGTCCTATCCGCCAGGGCTCGAAGTGCGAGGTACGTATCGGCAGCGACTTGGTGCTGACCGGCTGGGTGTTCGCCACGCCGATCAACCACGATGCCAACCAGATCACCTTGTCGGTGACCGGTCGCTCGCTGGCCGCCGACCTGGTGGACTGCGCTGCCGCCAATAAGCCAGGTCAGTGGAAGAACCAAAGCGTGCAGTCGATCGTTACGGCGTTGGCCGCCCCTTACGGTTTGCGCGTCATCAGCGAGATCTCGGCAACCGGCAAGCTGTCGGACCACACCATCGAGCCTGGCGAAACGGCGTTCGAATCCATCGATCGCCTGCTGACGCTGTTCCGGGTGTTCTCCACGGACGACGCGCGGGGCCAGGTCGTGCTGGCCAGCGTGGGCAGTCAGGGCCGTGCCTTCGACAGCATCGAAGTCGGTAATAACGTGCTGACCGGCAGCGCAGGTCTGGACTTCTCCGGGGTGTTCTCCGAGTACCAGGTGCTTGGCCAGCGCAGCGGTACCGACAGCGCCTTTGGCCAGCAGGCCGCCGAAGTGTCGGCCACGGTCACCGATGACCGGACTACTCGCAAGCGCGTGCACATCATCCACCAGACCGGGCAGATGACCGACGAACTGGCTCAAAGCCGGGCCAACTGGGAGCGCGGCAACCGCATCGGCAAGGCCCTGCAGACCACCTACACCTTGCAGGGTTGGCGGCAGAGCAACGGCGCACTGTGGAAGCACAACACAGTGGTGCGGGTGATCGACCCGCTGATCGGTTTTGATCGCGACATGGTGATAGCCGAGGTGACGTACACACTGAACGACAGCGGGATGATCACCACCCTGGTGGTCGGCCCACCCGAAGGCTACGAGCCGGAGCCTTCTGACCCGCTCAAGCGCCGCAAGCTCAAGAAGGGCAAGAAGGGCGACAACTTCGAATACCTGCTACCTGAAGACTGGGGGAAGAAATGACCATGCTGACGCGCATGATTGCCCGCGGCACCGTGGCGCTGGCCACGGCGGGCAGCATGCTTCAAACGCTGCAGATGCGCCTGACCGCAGACGAGGTGAAGGATGACCTGGAGCACTTCGAACCTTACGGTTTCACCAGCAATCCGAAACCGGGCGCCGAAGGCGTGGCGCTGTTCCTGGGCGGCGATCGCTCGCACGGGGTGGTGGTTTGCGTAGCCGACCGGCGTTTTCGCCTGAAGGGGCTGCAGTCAGGCGAGGTGGCCATCTACACCGACGAAGGCGACACCTTTGTGTTCAAGCGCGGCCGTGTGGTCGAGCTGGAAACCATGACTCTGAAGGTCAAGGCGGGCACGGCCGTCGAGTTCGATACGCCACTGATCAAGACCACCGGGCGAATCGAATCCGACGGCGACCAGGTGGCTGCCGGGATCAGCCAGGTGGAACACGTGCACGATGGCATCACGCGAGGCGGCGCCCAGTCCAACGCGCCGGTTAGTGGTGCGCCATGACCGACACCGAGAAGAACCTGACCCGCACCGTCGTCATCAGCCTGTTCACCTGGCGCCGCGCTGGCCCTGACGACCCAGTCGACGACGAGGAGCGTTACGGGTGGTGGGGCGACAGCTTCCCGAAGGTGGCTGACGACCGCATCGGCTCGCGCCTCTACCTGCTGCGCCGGGTGAAACTGACCGACCGCACCCAGCGCGATGCTGAGTATTACGCCAGTGAGGCGCTGCAATGGTTGATTGACGACGGTCAGGTGCTCGCTATCGCCATCACCAGCGAGCGTGCCGGCGCCGACCGCCTCAACCTGCGTGTGGTGCTGACGTTGCTCAGCGGTGCCTTCCTCATCATCGATTCTGACCAACTGTGGCAGGTGATCTATGCCGTTTGAAACACCCTCGCTGCCCGCGCTGATCAGCCGTGCCCAGGCCGACCTGGGCAGCAACGCCTTGCGCCACTCCGATTCGCAGGTGCTCGCCAGAGCCCAAGCTGGTACGGCGTTCGGCTTGTATGGCTACCTGAACTGGATCATTGAGCAGATCCTGCCTGACACCGCCGATGAAGAAACGCTCGAGCGCATTGCCTCCCTGCGCTTGCAGCAGCCGCGCAAGGCCGCTGCGCCGGCGGATGGATCTGTCAGCTTCCAGGCCGCTGCCGGCGCCGTGCTGGATGTCGATACGGTGCTGCAGGCGCAGGACGGCCGCTCCTACAAGGTCACTGGCGGGGTGGCGACCAATGCCGGAGCCAACCAAACCACGGTGGAGGCGGTGGATGCGGGCACTCTGGGCGATGCTGAGGCCGGGCTAACGTTGACCCTGGTTCAGCCGGTGGAAGGGATCAGCGGCACCTTCACGGTGCTGGCCCCCGGCCTGACTGGCGGCACCGCGCAAGAGAGCGTTGAGTCGCTGCGCGCCCGCGTGATCCGCTCCTACCGAGTGATCCCGCACGGTGGCAGCAAGGACGACTACGAGACCTGGGCTCTCGAATGCGCTGGCGTTACTCGCGCTTGGTGCGTCCGCAACTACATGGGCCCCGGTACGGTCGGCGTCTTCTTCATGCGTGACGATGACGACAACCCTGTGCCAGACGCTGGTGAGCTGGCAGAGGTAAAGGCCTATATCGAGGATCGCCGCCCGGTGACGGCCGAACTATACGTGCTGGCACCTGTGATTGTGCCGGTCGTCTACAACATCCGACTGGATCCTGATACTTCGACGGTGCGCAAGGCCGTGGAGGCAGGCTTGGCAGATCTACACCAGCGCGAAGCAGGCCTTGGTGAGACTTTGTTGCTGAGTCACATGCGTGAAGCCATCAGCGGATCTCGGGGCGAGTGGGATCATGACCTAGTTTCACCTGCGGCCGACATTGTGCCGGGATCAAATCAGCTCCTGACCTACGGAGGCTGCGTATGGCTGGCGTGAGAACGGCGGAGCAGTACAAGGAACAGCTACGCGCGCTGCTTCCGCTGGGCCCAGCCTGGGATCCTGACTTGGTGCCCGAGGTTGACCTGGTGCTGGATGGCATCGCACTTGAGTTTGCCAGGATAGAAGGGCGCAGCGGCGACCTGCTCAAAGAGATGGACATAGGCGGAGTAAATGAGCTGGTCCCGGAGTGGGAGCAGGTTATGGGCCTACCGGACACTTGCCTGGGTCCCAACCCATCGTTTCAAGACCGGCGCCTGGCGGTTCAGCAGCGGTTGATCGCCGTTGGTGGCCAGTCTATTGCCTACTTCGTATCCCTTGCCGCCGGCCAGGGTTACCCAGACGCAACGGTTACAGAGCATAGGGCGCCACGGTTTGGCCGATCGCGGTTCGGCGGTTCCCATTTCGGTACCTGGCAGGCCCAATTCATGTGGACGCTCAATACCGGCGGCCGTCAGAGCACGGGCCGGCGATTCGGCATCAGCTACTGGGGGCAGCGCTTCGGGGCCAACCCGGGCAGCGCACTTGAGTGCGTGATTCATCGATCCGCGCCGGCACATACCGCCGTGCACATCAATTACGACTGAGGAATACAGAGTGGATTATCCCAAGAGCGTGCCCAGCGTCGGCCTGGTCAATGGCAAGTTTGTCGATGAGGATCCTGCTGCCGGCAATCCAGGTTCGCTGATACCCTCGGCTTGGGGCAACTCGATCACCGACGAGGTGCTGAACGTGATCAAGGGGGCCGGCGACGTACCCGACGAAGCGAGTTTCGATCAGTTGCTCCAGGCCATTCGCAAGCTGGCCGGCGGCGCAGTGGGCAGCGCCCGTAATGTGCGCATGAGCGTGAATGCGGCGAGTGCAACCGCAATCCTGACTGCCGATGAGGTCGTTGTCTCCACGGCACTGGGTGGTCGTTCTTTCCGTCTGGCTAATCTGAACAGGACCATCAACCTGACCACTACCGGCGCGGGCGGTATGGATACGGGAGCTGCGCCGGCCACCGGCTGGGTGGCCATCTACGCGATCTACAACCCGACGACGGCATTGTCCGCACTGCTGGCTGTAAATGTAACCTCTGCATTGGCGCCAGAGGTGTACGGCGGCGCCAATATGCCAGCTGGCTATACCGCGTCGGCGCTGCTGACGGTTTTGGGCACCAACGGCTCTGGTCAGTTCAAGGTGGCGTCTGTTCGTGATCGACGAGTGACCATTCCGCAGACGCAGCTTTTTACCACCCAATCTGCCCAACCCGTGCCGGGCACATTGATCAATATTGCTTCTATTGTTCCTCGCAACGCGCGCCGGATCTCTGGAAACCTGACAGTGACATGCAGCGCCTCTGCACTGCTTTCCATTGCCATGGATGCAGACCAGCAACTGAGCGGACGTGTATTGATCAGCGCTGGCGTGGGTATCAATCAGCCAGCTGGCATTTCATTCTCCGATTTTCCTCTGCTTACTGCTCAGACCATCTACATCACCACCAACTCCAGCGCGGGCACCCCGACCTACACCGGCTACGTCACAGAGTACGAAATATGACTATTTACGCGCAGATCCAAGGCGACAAGATCATCAGTGTATTCGGCTCACCGCAGGACCCCGAGGTCTGGCCTGGAATCGTTGAGATGGAGGAGGGTAATCATTTGTATCTTGACTTCCTTGCTTCCACGTCGCCCAGCGCAGCCGATACTGCACTGAGCACACGAGACAGTCTGCTGGCGATCGCCACCCTGAGAATCGACCCACTGCAGGATGCAGTCGATCTTGAAGATGCCACCGACGAGGAAATTACCGCACTCACGGACTGGAAGCGATACCGCGTGAACTTGAATCGCATCACCGAGCAGCTTGGGTTCCCATCCGATGTGGGCTGGCCTGTGCCTCCGGAGTGATATCGTGACGAACTGGCAGTATCGGCGAATGCGCACAACCTAGCGCTACTGTATTATCCCGCCTTTGCGTCGATTGTGACTGCTTAGGGGGACCGGTTGTGCCAGGCAAAAATCTAGAGATTCAGAGCCTACGCGGATATGCCATATTGTTGACGGTAGTCGCTCACCTTGAGCCGCTTGTATTGCCGATTAGCGCATATACGCATTACTTCTGGCTTGGTGGAGGTGTTGACTTATTTTTCTGCATATCAGGGTTCGTGATTGCCAAGGGGCTACTTGGGAAGCGCGACTCTAACTTCATCCACTTCTACGTACCTTTCTTGATCAGACGGTTCTTTAGGTTGTGGCCTGCTGCGCTGTTTTGGTCATTCGTAGTGCTGTTTGTCTCGCTTGCGTACAATCAGCGAAATTCCTTTGATACGTTTGAGCACAACGTACTAGCAGCCGTGGCGGCCTGGCTTCAAGTAGAAAACTTCAGGATGGTTTCTTGTCTTTATACTGACTACGCTCAGTGTACGGCCGCTTCGCCATTGCGGATATATTGGAGCCTATCTCTTGAGGAACAGTTCTACTTTGTTTTTCCTGTTCTACTGTTTTTTCTCGGAAACCGAAAAATCGCCATTTTGGCCGCGATATTGGCTGTATCTCAGGTATTTCTCTATCGACCTTGGCCCTCGCCACTGTGGTTCTTCCGAACCGATGCAATCTGCATTGGCGTGTTGATAGCATGTATTCATGTTAAGGGGTATGCAGAACACCTGGCTCCCCACTTCTTGAATTCAACACGTTCGCGAATGATTTGTTCAGTTGCTCTTTGTGCGCTTTTGGTTTTAGTGGCAAAGAAGGAAGTTGTCTGGTTCTTTAATGGGCTTGTGGCAATTGTGTCTGGGCTGCTTGTCTTTGTCGCATCTTACGATAGAGGGTACTTTGCGCGCGCTGGAGCTTTCTCGAAGGTAATGGCGTACCTTGGAGAGAGATCATATTCAATGTACCTAACTCATATGCTTTGCATTCTCCTCGTTAGGGAAACATTTGTCCGCTTCTATGGCGTGTTGCCTAAAGGCGGTGAAACGCCCTACATCTTGGGAGTCGCTGCAATCGCGATGATTATCTTCTTGAGTGAGCTTTCATACAGATTTATCGAATCACCACTCAGGGAAAGAGGAAGACGAGTCGCTTCGAGCATGTTCAAGAATAAAGCTGCCGCGATTCCTGCATAAAAAATAAGCAAACGACAAGCCCGCTATGTGCGGGCTTTTTTACGCCCGGAGTAAAACAAATGACCCAATCGCAGCCGCGCGGAGTGCGCAACCGCAACCCCGGCAATATCGATTACAACCCTCGCAACAACTGGCAGGGCCAGATCGGCAAGGAACCTGGTGGACGCTTCGCCATCTTCGACACGCCCGAGAACGGCATCCGCGCCCTGGGCAAGCTGCTCATCAACTATCGCGGCAAGGACGGCATGCCAGGCGTGGGCGGCAAAGGTATCGATACGGTGCTCGAAACCATCAACCGCTGGGCGCCGAGCAGCGAGAACGACACCCAGGCCTATGCCGGCGCCGTGGCCAAGCGCCTGGGCGTGCGCACCACAGACCCGATCAACATCAAGGACGGGGTCACGCTGCGCGGGATGGTGGTCAGCATCATCATTCATGAGAACGGCGGAAACCCGTATCCGGCGGGGATCATCGACGAGGGCGTGCGGAGGGCGCTGGCATGACGATTAAGACGATTAGTCGATGCCTGGGCCGGGCCGGGGATGGTTCGCTCTGGTTCTTCTGCAATGGATGCAATTTGCCGCATAGCCTTAACGTTGGGGCGGGGCCGGGTCCTCGCTGGGGCTACAACGGAAACGCCGAGGAGCCGACGTTCACACCGTCCGTGCTGGCCCGGTACCGCATGGGCAGTAAAGAAACGGTCTGCCATTCATTCGTCACCGACGGGCGTATCCAGTACCTGGGCGATTGCACCCACTCCCTGGCCGGGGAGACGGTAGACCTACCTGATACCTGATTGGGAGGCGTCATGGAACAACTGGTAGCGAAACTTAAGGTGCCGCTGTTGATCCTGTCCCTCGCTTTAATGCTGGCGTCGCACTGGGTTGCCTACCAGCACGGTCGATCTGTGGAGCAGGCGAGCGCCGGTAAGGCGACAGCTCAACGGGACAGCGGCGATCGCTTGGCCGAAGTGATTGGCGAGCGCGATGCAAGAAAGGAAGAACAACGACGCGCCACGGCGCAGGAGGAGGCAAGAGCCCATGCTCAGGAAGAACGAACGATTGCTGATGCTGGCGCTGCTGGCGCCGATGCTGCTGGCCAGCGGCTGCGCGACGAAGGTGCCAATCTCGCCGCCAACGTCAGTTGCCCCGGCTCGGATACCGGCGCTATCGCCCGAGGCCAAGCAGCCACCCGCGCCGCCTTGGTGCTCTCCGACTTGCTCGCACGGGCTGATGAACGAGCGGGAGAGCTGGCGAAAGCTTATGACCGCGCCCGGTTAGCTGGTTTGACGTGCGAGGCATCCTATAATGCGCTGATCAACTGATCGGAGCCTAGCGGTGGACAAGCGTACTTTCATTGGGCTAATTGAGGCGGGCGAGCCACTCATCAAGCAGGCCATCGAAGCGATGCGGGCATACCACGAGGCCGAGGCCGCAGGCCTGCCTGCTGCAGAGGTTGAGCGCCTGCGCCTTCTGGCGGAATCGCTGTTCCAGGCCGTTTCGGACTACCAGCTTCGATCGGTCGCCAAGGCCCGCGGGAAAGATTTGCCCCCACTCCACTAGTCCGCTGATCGGCGATTGCCCCTTACACCCCTCGCACTATACGATACTGTATCCATATACAGTATTGGTGCCCCATGTACTTTCTCCTCGTGCGCCGCCGCGTGAATGGTGTGGCCATCCCCACTGATCAGCTCAGGAAGGTCAAACCCCTGCGCGCCGACATCCATATCGGCGACCACCACAGTGAGCCGCTTGGCCGGGTGTCGACTCAGGCCTGGGTGTTCAACCCAACGCCTAGCGGGGACATCATCCCGCGGCTGCACGACGCCAAGGTCAATGGCATGGCCCAGCTCGGCATGAACATCAATGGAGTGGAAGAGATCGACGGCGTGATTTATGCGCAGTCGTGGTGGTGCAGGACGGAATGATGAGCCAACTGCCGAGAGCCTGGCTGGATGAGCTCAATGATGAGTGTGCCCTGGCCACCGATCCGGATGGTCGTGCTGCTGTGCTTAGCGAGATGGCGAAGGCCGCGTACCTGCGCCGGGAAGTTGATGCCGATCAGCTATGCGAGATGCTGGAGTTTGCCGAGTCGGCGCGGCTGTACGGACTGAGCGAGCACGAGGACATGTATGCAACGGGGCTGTTCCGAGAATACGAGCCATTGCCTGAATGGGGTAACCAGGTGATCAAAGGTGTGGGGAAAATACCGCCTGCAGAGGAATAAGCAGGTTGTCGGCAGAACGCCGGGAAGGGGTGGAAATCAGTTCCAAAACTTAAACGGCGACCCTTGTAGAATGCGGGTTGTAGGCCAGCAAATCCCGCTTCGTTTCGGAACTGATTTTCTTGCCTAGGTCGCGTGTAGCGGCCATTCTTGTATCGGTTTGCAAATCCGTCTACGCCGGTTCGATTCCGACCTCGGCCTCCACCATTCGAAAGCCCCGCAGATTAACGTCTGCGGGGCTTTTCTTTGTGCGCCAGAAACCCAATCGTTTCCGCATCACAATGCATCGTTTCTGCATCAGGCCGTTATTTGGTCGGGCTGACCACTTCGCCAACTCGGCGATAAACGCGCTTGGTGATCTCTTCCTTTGAGTGGCCGAGCAGCCTGCTGGCATGACTGATGTCCTCAATCTCCGAGGCTGCCTTCGGTCGAATATCGCGGAATTGGAACTGCCGAACTTTCGTGGCCAGGTCAGCGTTACCATCGCCGATCAGCTTCCGAGCGGCCTTGTCACGCGCTTCGCTAAAGCGGTTCCTCAGCATCTCCCAGCTCATCCGCAGACCCGAGTCGTTGGTGATGAGGCGTGAATTGCGGACACCTTGCAGCTTGCGGCGCTCGAGCAATGCCTCGATGAACAGGCCAAGGCCGGTCAGTTCGCCATTGACATGCCGGCGGATGCGCAGCTTCTTGTCGGTCTTGTTCTGGTCGACCCACAGGTAGTCCTCGTCGAGGTCAACGGTGCTGAACTTCAGTGTGTCGGCTGGGCGTTGGCCGGCCAGATAGGCCAGGTCCATGGCATCCTTGAGGCCCTGGTCGGCTTCGGCGTAGACCGCATCCCAGATCTCGTCGGCCGCATAGAAATCGCGGACCTTCTCCTTGTTGCGGCGAACCGCCAGGCAGGGGTTGCGCTCGGCAAAGCCCCACTCCATGGCCATGGTGAAAACGTGCGAGAGCAGGGCGATCTCCCGGTTTGCCCGGGTCTTGGCGGTACGGGCGTCCCGGTACTGGGCAATGACCGGCGGGCTGATGGCTTCGATTGGGGCATCAGCAAACGCTTTGCGCAGGCGCTCCAGCTCGTACTTGTTGTCCTTCTGCGTGCGTGGCGACTTGGCCGGGATGATGTCCCGCTCGTAACGGTCAAACAGCTCGGCCATTGTCGCCATCACCTTCGGCTTCGCCTTGTGCTCAAGGCGCGCCCATTCCAGTTTGGCCTCCGCGAGGTCAGTCCCCAGCGGTATTTCCTGCCGCTTCCCGTCAGCATCCCTCCCGTCGTAGTAGTACCCAACCCACAGCTTCCCGCTTTTCAACTTGCGGACCCGCCGCAACATCCGCGGCGGCAGGTCCTTGTTCGATGCCTTCCTGGTGCGCATCTTTTACCCCACGCGCGATAAGTCCAATGTCCATGTTTCAGCTGTTGCATTCGTTGCCTTCGGCTTGACGCCTGCCATCTTGAGCCGAGCGTACACCCGGCCGACAATGGGCCGCCTTGCCCGGGTGAGCGTGTACTGCCAGCCGTTGTTGGCCAGCCACGCGATCTGTTTGCTCGGGAGCTGGTAGCCGGTGACCCGTACCACCTCTTCCTCGTCGAGAAACTCGCTTGTATGTTCCATGGGATGGTCTCCACGCCGCCGGTGGCGGCAATAGCTCTCCATGCCCGCGCATGTCCGCGGGCTTGAGTTGTAGGGGTGGGGTTACTTCTTCTTGAGATCGGCTTTGCGCTTGCGCTCGGCCCGGACGAACTCTTTGGACATGCTGGCAAGCCCGCCAACAACGTCTTCGGGCAGAAGCGCGTTGTTGCAGTGAGGGCAGAGAGGCGCCATGGTCGTGCTTCGCCATGCGTCGTCCATGGCCTTTGCAGCGCGACTGCGGAGCTGGAACTTCTCAGCCTGGGCCAGTTCTTCGGCTCGACGACTGAGCTTGCTTACCGCGGCGCCGTAATGTTCGACCAGGTAGATGAACGCGTCGAATGCCTCTACCTCGGTCTCGCAATCGCTGCACCAAACGCGCCGCTCCTTTTCGTCGTAGACCATTTTCCGGTGCCGGCACGAGGTTCTTGGTCGGCGGGTAAGGCCGCGAGCCACCCGGATGTCTTCGATCTGGACAACCTTGACACCGAACGACCAGTCTTGCGGCTCGATCGGTGCGTCGCTCAT